GAGTTGGCCTTGCGCTCTTGCTGTAGTTTCTGCGCTCTGTTTTTTTCCCACTGTCTAGTAGCACCCATAAAATCGCCAGATAGCGGGTCTAACTTACTTCGCACAGCACTTACAATTCTTCTTGCAATCTTATCGCAGTCTAAGCAGGGGATGTGAGTACACTCTGAATCTGTGTAGCGTTCATTCGTGTGTCCATCCTCGCAGCGATACTCGTAGATAGCCTTCATTAGGCAACTTCTTCTACGTCTTCCTCTTGCATTGCTTGCTCTTCTGCTGCGTCAATTTGAGCTTCTAGGTTCAGCAGGTTAGCTATGATAGAAAGTTGGCCTTTACGGAAGTGAAGGTCTTCATTATCTTTTGCAGCTTCTACTGAGTTGATAACCATCGCATTAGACTTAAGGTCTTCCATCAGCTGCTTCCAGCCTTCTGTTCCAAACATATCTCTAATGTTACGGTAATATAGCTCAAGTTCTTTGTCAATCATACTGTTTCTCCTATTAGGACAGCGTTGTTTTAGTTAGTCTTACCTTGTTATTATAGCATAAAAGTATAAGAAAGTCAAGCTTTATTTGTTTTTTTACTTGACTTTTGTATAGATTTGCTGTATATGGCGTCCCAGTTAGATGCAAACTTCTTTTGATCTGTCTTCCTCTGGGCACTTCCCTTGCCACCGTGTGTCTGACCTTTCATCGTTTCTTACCTTTATGGAGGCCGTGCTTGGCGTGTTGCTTGCCCTTAGCGGTTGCTGCTTTCTTCTTTACATTAGCAGCGGCTAGTTTCTTCTTACCTGCTGCTGTGGACTTTAACTTACTAATAGTCTTAGAAGGTGCGTATACTTCGCCAGTCTCTGAAGACTTCTTACCGCTAGGTGTACGCCACTTCTGTTTAGTCCACTTCTTTAAAGACTTCTGTGATTCTTTTAGAGCCATTACTTATAGCCTCCGCCTTTTGCCTTGTACTCCTTGGCTAACATCTGAGCTTTCCTAGCAGACCATTGACCAGCGTTACCACCTTTAGTTCCTGCTTTGATCTTGTTAAACAAGTTCTTTCGCATAGTGGGCTTAGTGTAGTTCCCTGCTTTGTTTACTGTAGACTTCTTGGCTGGCATGTTACTTACCTTTTTTAACTGGCTTCTTCTTAGGCTTTACTGCTTCTTTCTTCTTAGGTGGACGACCTACTTTACTACCGTATGTACCTTTACCGTATGGCATAGTATTCTCCTGTTATTACCACTTAGATTTATTGGCCCAGTAGGCCGCTGACATTTTACCTTTGGCAATGTTCTTGCCGTGTCGTGCTTTAAAACTAGCACGTTTAGCTTTCATACGAGCAGATTCACCCGCCTTGGGTTTACCTGCTGTGCTTGCCCCCTGTTCTCCATACCTAATCGTCTTGACTTTGTCACCTTCTTTTGCCACGACAACATGGCTTTTCTTTGGGTGGTTGGGGGTACGCTTCGGCTTATTGTATCCACTTACGCCAGCCCTAGCTAGTCTTGGGTCTTTTTTTACTGGCATTCTTAGCCTCCATTTGTTTCTCAAGTTGTGCAATCTTCTTAAATAGTTCCTCAAACTTTACATTTACTTGAGATACTACATTTTCTAAATCTTTATTGCTGACCATTAGGCATCATTCCTTGTAATTGTGGTGCTTGAGGTGCAGGGGCTGGAGCTGTTTGTTGAGCAACATTACCTTCTTTAACAGCTACTTCTCTTTCTTTAAGTAGTTGCTTAGAGATTTCCAAACGCTTTTGAAACTCTTTATCGTCTGCATCACCCTTGGTTAGATTAGTAGTTACAGCCTTGATGCGGTCAATCTCCAGTTCCTGCGGTATAGCCTGTGCTTCCACTACAATCTTCTGCGCTCTCGCTTGTGACTCCTGAGCTTGTCCCTGTAAGGCTGCAGTTTGTGAAGCTTGGAACTGCAACTGAGCTTGCTGTGCTTGCTGTGCAGCCTGCTGTGCTTCTGGATTAGGCTGGTTAGCCTGCTCAAGAGTAGCAATAAGCTCTTCACGGTTAGACAGGTTCATGTTGTCAATGATAGACATAACCAGCTTAGGATACATTGGCGTGTCTGGTGACATAGTTTGTAGCAGCTGGACAAGCTGTGTTACTTCGTACTCACGAGCAATGATACCTAGTGAGCTAGAGGTGTGGAACTTGTAGTCAGAAACTGGATACAGCTCAGGTTCAAACTGCATATAACGCCAAGCTGCCTTAGTCACAAAAGGAATAAGGAATGCTTCTTGGAAGTTAATCAGTGTACGCTTGTGACGCTTGATGATAGCGCCTAGTGACATAGATACACCAGCAGCAGTAGCATCACCGTTGATAGAGCCAGAGATACCAGCACTGTCAATAGCGCCTGTAGCTGTCTGTACCATAGTCTGTAGCGACTGAGCCTGTGCAAAGGTAATCTGGTTAACATTACCAAAGTTAAAGGGCTGTAGAATCTCAGCAGGGTTACCGTTGGTTAGGATGGTCTTACCGGGCTGTATAGAGGGCTTGGCACCACGAGGCATACGACTAGCGTCCATAGCCATCATTGGGTGTATAGTCAGTGCTAGAGCGTCGATACGAGCGCGTAGTTCTGTGTCTAACGCCTTTTGACTGTTGTAGCCTTTCTCGCATACTCCTCGACCCCAGAAGCGGCTAGGAACGACATCCCATGGGAATGCTACGACAGGACGGTCTTCCATCATGTACGGGTTCTTAGATGCCTTTAGCAAGACACCGCCGTTAGCAATAACAACAACAGCCTCTACATAATAGGAATCATCTTCTTCGTCGCCAAGCTCTACAACTTCTTCTTCTGAGTCTGGTTCTTCCAGTGACTTGTCTAGCAGGTGGCGAGGAACAAGGCCGTAGTACTTAGTCAGTCTAACTTTGTCATCTTCAAACTGAGTAAGCTCTTGGTCTGGTTCAATGTCAAAGTCTGTCGATGCTAACTCTAAAGGTATATCACGGTAGACACCTCTTTCCTGTAGCTGCTCTACTGAGTGAGCTGACACAAACTCATCTACTGCACAACCCAGCGCAGACTGAATGTCTGTAGCTACTGGATCAATTAGGAAGTTCTGTGGCATTACAGGTCGTAGCTTGACGCATGTACGATCTTGTATGTTAACACCTACGGCTGTAAGCTCACCACCCATTACAGGCTGTGTAGCAGGCTTCATCTCTTTTTCTTCTTCAAGAACAATCTCAGCAATACCTGTACCAAATACAGCAGCGTTGATTAGACACTCAGCCACTGACTTACGTACCATGTTCTTTTTAAAGTCTTGCTCTAGCGCGTTACGCAGCAAAGCAATGTCGTTAGGGTCTTGATCGTAGACATCATCTTTAATATCAAACCACTTGCCACGGCCAAAGGTAGCTTCCTCTAGCTCTGCTACTGAAGACTCAACAGCCTGCTGTAGCGCAGGAGAGATAATCTTAGAGCGTTCAGTGTCTCGTGTGCGATCCTGTGGAGACCACTGACCACGCCAGAGACGGTAGTATTCTTCAAAGCGTTGTGAGTAGTTAACCTCAAAGTGGTCACGCCATGAGTCACACTTTTCAATTACCCAGTTCTCTAGGTGCTGCTCTGTAGCGAAGTTGTCGTTGCCTTCTAGTTCCATAGTTAGTAGCCTGCGTATTTGTCTAGGAATTCGTAGTCCTCTTCCTCGTAGTCAAATGCATAAGAGACCTTAGCTAACTGGTCTATGTATGCAAGAGCATCTATCAAGTCATCGTGGACTAATTGGTTAGGGAACTGGAACAACTCGTCTAGGAACTGAGCATTCCACTTACCTTTGTTTAGTGTTAAGTTACCGTGTTCTAGGCGACCTTGTAGTGCCCACACGATCCTATCTGTCTTCTTCTTGTTGCCGTGTGTTAGCTCTTCCACCCTAAAGAATGTCTGGTTCTTCTTCATTATATCGTTCAGGTAGGGGTGGACAGCGTTCTTTAACGCACCTTTCTCAATGCCTACGGCTACTGGCTGGTAGTCTCTGACTGCTTCAAAGATTCGTCTGGCAGTCTCTTCGACGCCCCAACGGCCATGTACGATATTAGCAACCCACCAGCCTTCGACGCCCGCTTTAACCACAGCAATTGCCGTCTGGTCAAGTCTTTTGGTTTTAGTAGTGACTTTCTGTACATCTGCAAATCCTGCCAAATCGACAGCAATGTAATAATTACCATCAGAAGGTTCTTCCTCGCTAAATCTAACATGTTCTTCTTTAAAGAGTTCACTACCATGCGCCTCAAAGGATGCCATAAACTCCTGACGGAATGAGAAGGCTGACATAGAGCCTTTAGCTGCTTCAATCTCTTCAGGGTCTAGTAGTGGGTTATCGTAGCTAGTGAAGTGGTAGCCCTTGAACGTAGCATCCTCAGATACACTAGCATACTGGTATAGGTCATAGAAGTGGTTGCGGCCCATAGGTGTACCAATGAACAGCGCCTCACCCTTCTGATCCGCTAGAGCAGGGCGTAGGATTTGCTCCCACACCTCTGGCTTCATGTCTGCGTACTCGTCCATACACAGGAACTTTAAGCTAACACCACGCATAGTCTCAGGTCTGTCAGCGCCCTTCAGAGAGATGGTGCAGCCATTGACTAGCTTAATCTGTAGGTTGTTAACGTGTGCTGACGCTATAACGTCATGGCCTAGCTCCAGCAGCAACTGCCACATAATGTCTCTGGCCTGACCCTGTGTAGGGGCAACGTAGAACACCTGCCCTTTCTTCTCAGACAAGGCACTGATGATCAACCGCCAAGCAGCTAGTCTACTTTTACCTGTACGTCTACCCGCAGCTACTACTTTAAAGCGTGTAGTGTCTTCCCAGACTTCTTGCTGCCAAGGTAACAGCTCAACTGCTAAATCAGTCAATGGTTAGTTCCGCTTCAGTCTCGATAACAACCCTAGCTCCGCAAGACAACACCGGCTTGTCGTTGCCCCCATAAATAACTGTGCTAGGCCCATGTATCTGCACTGAGTGACCGTAAGTGTTTTTCCTGCCTTCTTTAACAGTAAGCACCGGCTCATTAGTACCCTGCTTTAGATTAGCTTTAATCTTATGCTGGTTGACATGGATATGTTTTTTAGACATAGTTAGCCACTGAGAAGCGTTGGCCATCAAAAGTAAATGTCTTTTGTTTATTAGCTTTAGCTTCCTTCAGTGCTTGTTTAAAGCCCTTCTTTTTACTTACTTTTTCTTTAGCTTTTTGAGCTTCAATAATGGAACCCTGTCTGACATTCTCTAAAGATTTAGTTTTAGTTGCGGCTTTAACTGCTGCTCTTGTTTTAGCTTTACTAGCCGACTGACCTACACCTTTAGCCATGCTACGAGTAAGACCCTGTGCTAGTGCTTTACCTATACCTGCTGCCATTCTTCTTATATCCTCTTAGTACGTCCACATTACAGGAGACTCATTACCGTCAAGGTCGCGGATGTCAACATGCACAAAGCTACTAGCAACTCCAACTCCTGAAAAGCCCATCTTGATAGCCTCCTCAACAATCTTAAACCGCTGTATACCGTCTGTAACTTTAATGTCTGCTGCAATGCCTTGGGCATGAGTTCCGGGTGTCTCCTTTTTAGCTTCTATGGGGTGGTCTTTGCTTCTATAACCACTCGTAATAACGAAGGGGAACCCACATCTAGCACGTAACAAATCTAACTTCAGCAACAGCCTGTCACTAATCTCATTCTCGCCAGTGTACTGACAAGCAAACTCTTCCCTAGTAAAGTAATCTAAGTCTTGATTTATATCATACATCTGTATAGTCCCCTTCAATGGGTTCTTCTCCACCAGATATGACAGTAGTCTCTCCACCAACACCTGTAATAGAGATATTAATGGCACTCTTGCCTCCGCTGGCCTTATCCTTCTCAAAATAGCTGACAGGTAGTAACCTATCCATGCAGAGCTTCCATGCTGCCGCTTGATTCTTATGGTCATCGTCCAAGGCTGCTGACAATATACTATCTAGCACCTTCCTACTCTTAGGGGATGCCAGCATTCTAGCCTTGTATTCGTTAATGACCGCTGCGTCACCCTTGGGCCTGCCTACTGAGTTACGTTTGCCCTTGGTTTTTGACACAACTGCTGTTTTCTTTGGTCGCCCCACCCGCTTCGCGGGCTGACTACCCTTAGGTTCTTTAGTATTCATTGTATTCCCCTTAGTACTTAAGGATACTTAAGTATACTTTAGTTAGTTTCTTTAATTATTATTAAAAGATCAATCCTAACGATGCTTAAGGATACTTAAGGGCGCGAGGTAATCTTTATCTTCTTTAGTATACTATAAATTATACCATACTTTTAATCAAAAGTCAAGTCTTTTCTTTACTAATGTCTACATATTTATACATAAGGGCCGTCCCTTTAATAGCTTAAGGCTATACAGGTGTCATCTTAGGAATACACAGGTATTACAAGGAGTTATAGTACACACAGGTAGTCATAAGTAAATGTAATTATACACTCTTTTTCCCAAATTGCTACTATTTTGTATACAGGCGGGTACTTATACATTCCGCGCGCATACTGAAGGCCCCCCGCGGGTACTGGAAGACCCCCCTCGTTACCATATGTGGCCCTGAGAAGCCAGTCCAAAGGGTGACCAGCGGGACACATCGGGTCATACACAAGGTTGACAGGTGGAGTGTGTGTATGCTAGAGGATACCTCTGGAGCCACTGCCTACATCTATGCAAAAATCACAGGTAAAAATAATTTTAAAAAAGTGAAAATAATTGTTGACACCTGAAAATCAGGCCCTATACTGGGCACCAACGAAACGGGGGAACGGCTCCTCAGATTGATACCTAGTGCTGGCAGTGACCAAGGTCGCTTATAGGCCAGCAACGAGGGAGACAGTCCCCGATTCGCTCTCGCAATAGCGGTGATCTTCGGATCAACTCTCTGGCTTACTAGCCTTGGCAATAGCAGAGATGACAGCCATACTAGGCGGGAACGAGTAACCAAGGTTGATCTGGTTATGGCGGGAAGTAGCCCTCGGGCGAAGGTGTGCCGCTAAGCAGTACCAAATCAATCAGCGGTTATTCACCGGAACCCCTAGGCAGCTGGAGGTTGCGGTGAATAACTGGAGGTCATAAAGATGAACAAAATTAAACACTTTAAGCATTCCTATGCGGAGTTGGCCAAGGTAGGGCGCAAGTATTACAACGATGGTAATTTTTGCACAGTGGTTGGCTTGGCGGTTGCATGTGATTTGTCATTCGGCAAGGCGCGGGCTATCGCGGAGCGCACTGTAAGCAGGCACAAGGGTCGAGGTCTTAAGTTTTACGAGATTGAGCGACTCTACGAGTCCATGGGTAAAACGCTGGCTCCCGTATCTAATACCTTTGGCGCTACACTGGGCACAGTGGCTAAGCATGCACCGGCTGAGGGTCGCTATTTGTTCCTGACCCGGAGTCACTGCGCGGTCAGTCGAGAGGGTATCCTTGAGGACTGGAGCGCTGAGGGTAGCAGGCATAGAGTATTGAGAGCCTTTAAAATTGTAGATATTAGCTAGGTTATCAGGTAGCATTCTAAGGAGTGCTACCGAATAACTTAACTAGAGAGGTAAGACCTATGAACTACGATGTCAACGTAAAAGATAATGACGTAATAACGCTTTTGATAGATGGTGCCAGAGCACTGGTGCATGATTCGGGCAAGGAGTTTAGAGAGGCCCGCAATGATGGGGAAAGCAGTGAGGGTGCGCTGAACTACCATGAATATAACCATGCAAAAGCGAAGGCAATGATCGCCAGCTTAAGGTATACTTATGCAAGGAATCTCGCAGCGGACGCTAAAACCTATAAGCCAGATACTCCGGTAGGTCGTGCAGACCTAGCAGTTTACGCAGCAGATAGCGCCAAGGCTAAAGCAGAATACACGTACGCGGCTTTGGTTGCTGGTGAGGCTCTGGAAGCTTGGAGAGAGAGCTACAGAAACAAGTAAGATTGTCAGTAGGTATTCCCCGGAGTACCTACGCATAATCTAACTTACTGGAGGTAACAATTATGAGGGAGTGCATTGAGTACGTCGCGCTGGCTGCGGGTTTGCTACTGGGCTGGCATTATTTACTAGAGTTTATTGTAGGAGTTATTTAAAATGAGTAAATGGGTAGAGTTGTTTCCGGCTGTTGACTTTACGGATAAGATATACGTTGAGTTTAAAAACGGCGATAGTCTTGAGATTAAACACTTATATTATGATGATGACGAGCTGCACAAGATAGACTGGTCAAACGTGAAAGTTTGTTTTGATATATAGTTGCTTTATCGTGTCCGCTGGTATACAGCGGGCATTATTAAATCAACTAAACCAATAGAGGCTATTAAGATGGAAAGAGTAACCAAGAAAACATTAGAGGTGCAAATCCACTGGCTGAACAAGCAGTTCAACAGAGACCCCGAAGCGGTCGGCTGCTTTCAACTTGACTGCGCCTACGGTGGTTATAGATTAGTAAAACTGTGCAACGATTCTGGAGCGCAGTCGGACATCTCGCCACGAGGTACAGCGCGGGATACATTGGCATTTATACGAGCGTTCAGCGATGGCGCAGCATTTTTTGAAAGAGAGGTGGCATAATGAGCTATGAGTTTAAAATAGAAAAAGTATTAGACGTACACTCAGACTTGAACATCCTATGGCGCGAAGGTAAGCTTAGTGTTGATACGTTCAATGACCTGTGTGAGATACTGGACGAGTATACAGATTTAATTGAGGAGGTGGCATAATGAGTATTAAACCAGCAAATATGTTTGTAACACCGGATAGCATGAAGGATTTAGAGGACAGGATAGAAAGCTTTTCAGGAAGCGAGAAGGCTGCAGCTTGGATGGGAGCCATGATGGCTTGGAATCTAGCCTGTAAACTTGTAGAGCAGGGAGAGGAGTCGAGCGATGAATGACTTGTACTTCTATCTTAAATGGTACATAATCGGCACGGCGGTAGGCTTTGCCATAGGCTATGGGGTTGGAACATGGATACTATAATCGCGGAGGTAGTGGGCTGGTCTACATTGACAGCCATTGTAATAGCGGTGCACAAGGGAGTGTTCTGGCTGATGACTAACAATATACTGGAGTATTTTATATGAGAAACAATGAGTATCACGGCGACGAACATCTCCTAGATGACGACGAGTATCCACCAATGCAGCAGTGGGAGATTGACGAGGCGCTGGCGGATATATTAGGTGATGACAAATGGCTGGAAAAACAACAGGCGAAAACCAATGATAATATTTAATAGAACACTCAGCATAGAGTACCGGGTAGGCGTAGGCTTTGACCTAGAGTTCCCAGACAGTCGCCCGGTATGGTGCACTGACATAAGCACTGGCGAATCTATTACAATGCCCTTTCAAGGTGTCATTTTACACTTGCCCTTGTGTCTGGTATCATACGGTCGGGTTTATGATGAGGTAGAGATATGAGTAGGATTAAAGAAGAGATGCTGGGGTATGACTACGCTCAGAGCGACTGGATAGAGCCACAGGCGCACGTTATGGTCGATGAGCT